ACAAGCTGAAGCCGATTTCGCACCCCCGCAGCCGCCCGCGCATTGTAATCAGCTTCACTCTCGCCGTATACCTGCTTGTTTACCCTCTTCCAAGCTGCCAACTCTTGAGCAGGGGTCAGTACCGTAGTGCTAATTTCAGTCATTACTGTATCCTCATACCTTTAGGCACAAATAGAAAATGCATCGATTCTATGCGCTGGGGCTTCGTTGCGTCATTTTCTTCCAGTCGAAACCGAAAGTACCGACTATTACCCGTCAGCTTAAACCTTGCCTGTGCAAAGCCGCCAGCCGCCAGAATAGAAGTGTTCAGTGTGAAATCGTAATTCAATGACCCGACATCCGTCCCCAAGTCAAGAACTGCATTAGTGGCAAGACGTGCCTCTGCGCCATCTACTTGTATGCTGAAGGTGTGCTTTGATAAGACCTCCAGATCCAGCCAGACTTCACGAATCGACTTTATCCCCTCGTAGCCCATATTCATAAAACCAGTCTGGCATATAGACGTTACGCTTGCTGTAGCTCCATCCGTATATGACGTTGAATTGCGATCATGCCCCCACGCACTAACAATCTTAGAAGCATAGTCCCCCATGATCGTGTAGTTCTTACCATCAGCCTTGATGTAATTAACTCCTACATTGAAGCGCTGATTGGATCCCCCTTCAAAGATGGACCATGCATTCTCATCTCCTGCATAAGAAGCTATCTCAGTATTATAGACAAAGGCTATGTCATTGTAATTGCTGCCAACAGCAGAAGCCATAAACACAATTTCATTCCAAGGCTCCCCTCGCTCAAAGGCATATATATACTGAATACGAGACTTGTTGATCGTACTCCAGATCCCCTCCAAAGGCCGACTGATATACTTCGCTGGACGAGCAGGATCCCCAATCACATGGAACCCCTGCTGGCTGGCAAAGTATGTGCGTCCCCGGGAAGTGACTATCGAAGTTCGTGAGGCACATCCTATCGATCCATCTACAAGCTGATTGGTGAAAAAGGAAGTCAGTGCCCCTGCCCCGCCATAATCAAAATTAATTCGCCAGATAGAGTTCTCATAGAAAGCCAGAAGAGTTTCTGTCGAGTGCAGGGCAAGCCCTACGCCCACCGAGTCCCTCGTGCAATCAAAGATATTATCAGATGGCCATGTCGCAGGGTCTCCCGTGTCGGAGTAACGTATGGCCGTAGCGCGATCAGAAGTGTTAATGGCAAATAAATGGGTCTTAAAGGACTGTATATCCTGAGCACTGGTAAGGGCAAGGGCCGCTATGTTGCCCGTTCCGTTCCATTTCCACGGGTTACTGGTCCCATCCGTTGCGATTATGTTCCCATTTACCCCGTCATGGAAGGTGCAAAACCTATTAAAGTTATTTACCCCACTTGATATCGTAGCCGAACCTGTGATATCGGACCATGTTGGAGGATCGGCTTCCGCCATGAGCTTGACCTTAGTCCCCGCCACTGCCAATAAGTATGGAGTCCCAAAATCCATGAACCCCAGCCCTTGAATGGCATTAGTGCTATCAACGGCATTGGTGGAATAGTAATTCCATCCTTCGCGCTTACGCAGCCCCCCTTTGCCATCGATATGGTAGTTCCTCAACAGCGATAATGACCCTATCCCAAACAAATCTTCTGTCTGGGCATCGGCATTGTTCTCCCCCAGAAAGCCTTTTTTCGTAGGGAACTTGTACCTGCTGCGTTGCTTGGACATTAGTGAAGATCCACCCAAGATCCATCGGACCGGATCTGTGCTTTGTGTGTGGTTGAGTTGTAAATTAGCATCCCATTGGTTGGGCTGGATAAGGCATTGCGTTCAGTGGTTGTCAATGTGGGAAGGACGCCTCCCCAGACCATCTTGCTCCACCCTACCTCCGTCCTGAAGACCACCTGAGACTCATCGGTCTTAACCAGAGACTGGCTTTCTTTGTACGTACCTTCAAAAGCGGCCCGCTGTGTATCACTGCTCAGATTATTCGTGATCGTTACAGCCTCAAGGGCAACATCTGTAGTAGAAGCCATATTAGTAAGTCATGTACTGTGCGAATTCTGGCAGCAGGACTTCATCAGTAGAAGCTACTGACACATCATATCCACGTAATCGTTCGATATGAGACCGAAAAACATCCTGATAGGCCTTCCAATCCGGGTCATCCTCCTGCTGCAAGCCAACCATTAAAGAGGCTTCTACGTACGCATTGGCGGCTCTGAATGGGATCAGCAGAACAGTAGCGTCCGTAGGACTTGCCTCTGTCGCAGTTAGATCGGACATGTATCCATACAAGTACAATGTCGCATTGTCTGCTACAAAACTCGTAGAGGGCTTGGGGGCAATCCAGAATTGCCTCCCGAAGTCAGCAAAATGCGCGGGGGTCCCAGTGCTGCCTGACGAATCACGCCAGTTGGGGCCTAAATAATTGTCAATATTTTCTACCCGGCGAGCATAGCTCAGGTAACTATTGCTACCCCCATACCTGAACGTGTTGGCATCGAACTTCTCCAACCCAGATGGCCAATCATAGGCATAGGTATCAGCCACCATAGTGACTGTAAAATCCTTGTAAAGCCAAGACCAACTCTCCTCGGCTTCAATGGCTTCTATGCCCGCCTTGGCCCAGCGGGTCACATCCTCATCTTCTTCTTCTCGCAATAAATCTTTATGGGCCCGTACTGCAATACGAGTCTTTAAGTCACCCCAAGTCAATGCCATGATTTATTTCTTGGATTTTGAAGCGAGGGTAGCTACTATTTCCTCAAGAGCTTCAACGCGATCCGTAAGCCCGACCATGCGGCCTTTAACATATAGTTCGATATTATCAAGGTCTTGAGAGGCGATCAGGTCATTTGCAATCTGAAAGAGCCCCTGCCTTCGATACTTTTTGCAAAGCTCTATAGCAGATTCTTCCGTTTTCAATTCCTCTACTCGCCTGTCCCCGAACCTTTCCTTGGGCGAAAAACTTAAAGCCTCGTATCCCTGCAACCTGATATTCAGCGGCCCGTGTTTGTATCCCGGCGAATCAACGTCCTGTACGTACTCCACAAAAACAGATGCCATCACATCTCCTTGTTATAAAGGAGTAAGAGGGGCACTGTGGCCCCTCTTACTTCAGTTACTATGCTACTGACCAACTCATCATCTCTGCCGACGACTGATTAATAGTCGTGTTATTGTTGATGTGCACATAGTCAGCCCGGGAGCATCCAAAGATCTGCTTGATGCCGACCCCGTAACGATCCTCATACGCATCCTCTTTCCGGCGTACGAGACGAGGTTCAGAAGCATTGCCGCAGACAATAGCATCAGCACCCAAGACAATGTTGCGCTTGGTGCTGGCTGCATTGGTACCCGTTGCCGGGGACCGTACCCGGTTGTATTCGTGGACAGCGATGCCCTCGTATACAACTTCTGCCCGGCTGAACAATGGATTATCGGATCCTGTCCCACCTCGCGTATAGGCATTCTGGTAAGTGTTCTTGATATCAGTATCAGCCATCAAGTCACTCACAGAATAGACGTGGGCCAAGAGGACGAACATCTCCTTGCCGTCAACCTTGAGCGGGTTGACATTGGCAAGACGCATGGTCTCATAGATCCTACGCAGGGTTGCAACGTCCATATCGTCAGCCGCCGCAATGTCACTCTGAGCCGTGGCGTCACCACCCCAGATCACTCGGGAATGGGGGACTGCCGAAGCAAAGGTAGACTTGATGACATGAGCCGCATGACCCTCGTAATGAGCGTCAAGGATCGACTCCTCATACTGCCCCGTGAGCCAGTCACGCAAAGCCGTGGCCGCCTCTTGCTCCATCTTGAAAGGTGTACGCAGGTCCTGAAGCTCTGGAGTCGCAAAACCCACTGCATGTTTCATGAGTTCAACCACGACTTCCATATCATGAAGGACCATGTTCTCTTCCTGATCGACCATGGAAGCAACACCATAGGTGTACTGGTTCAGCCCACTGCCACCATCGCGGTCTGCCAGACCCACGTTGGTCGTAAGCTGCTTACGGAGAGCAAGGCGAATGCGCTGTCCACGCTCTTTGCCAAACTCATCTTTAATGATAATGGGGCTATCCGCCTTTCTCTCGAAAGTATCTTCGCTCCCATCTTCCTTCTTCATCAGGCCATGCTGATTGAACCACAGTTCATTCTGTGTCTCAATGTGCATCTTGCTTGACCAGAGTATGTTGACCAATGGGTCAGCCAAACTGGTTGCAGTGCCTGTACCTGTCGTAAAAACCGCTGCTCCTGCCATGATTAGTTACCTACACATTTTACGCTCTCATCCTTCGTCAAACAAGGATCTGAGCATCTGGTTTCGCTCATCAGAACTCATATTATTGACGGCTCGGTGCATTTCCTGATCGGAATGCCCACGAAGCCATTCAATCTTATCACTGATGGGCGCATTTTGACCCGGCCTTGAGGCCGCACGATTGGTAGGAGATAGGCCCTGTTGACCCGCCTGTCGGCCTGTAAGGCCTTCTTTGCGAGCTTCATTGGTTTGTTCTGCTACGAGCTTGGTCCGCAGTGACGGAACGCCCCACATGGACTCTGTGATGGCCTCTTCGTTAAACCTGAAAGCCCCCGAGGCATCGCCTTGTCCGTAGTTCTGTCCATGCTTCATCCCTACTCGCGTTATCACTTCACCTATCTCCGCTTCGGAGATACCATCTCCGAAGGTCTTCGCCAAAGAGTCGCGTACCATGCGTAGGTTGTCCTGCACAATGCGATCTTTTTGCGATTGATTCACGATGGTCTGCTGGGTCTCCGACTTAATATTGGAGGTCTGAGCAGTAACCTCAGCTTTGATAGCATCCCCATACTCCTGCAAGATCTGCGTAAAGCCAGACTTAAAACCTTTCTCGTCTTCAACGGAATCAGGCAATCCTTCCATCCTGCTTTCCAAATCAAACGAATCAGCCACGCTTTCCACAGCCTGCGGATTATTAGGCGCTACCTGATCAATGACCTTGCCAAGCAATTCATTGACCTCCCTACGCTGCGCGGCAATTTCTTGGTCACGCTGCGTCTGAGTTTGCTGCCACTCCTTCTTATTCCGGTGATCAGCGATAGCATCATGAAGATTAATCTCTTCTCCATCTACCTGAATCTTTTCAGGAAGCTGTTGGTCCCCTGCAGAGTCCTTCTCAGGTTGCTCTTGAGACGCTCCTTGCTGAATAGCCTCAGACATTACGACCCTCCTCTGGACATTATTCTTCCCATACGATGACAGTGCCCACCAAGGTGGGGGTATCCTCTATGAGTCAAACTGTGGTCCATTTGCTGGGGCCACAGAAGCAGCCCCATGGTTTTTTGGTGAAAAATCGTCGTACAAATAATTTTTGTTCGCATCGCGGGCAATATACTCCGCCATGTCACGCTCAAAATGATGCGGCTCGACTATCTTCCCAAACCAGTCCCGCTCACCACAGTGAGGACAAGGATAATGGGGCAGGCAACAGCCTACTTTGTGCTCCTTGCTCGCCCAGCCCGACAGTCCGCATTTCCAACAAGTTCGTATAGTAGCCCATGGCCCAATAATCGCCACTTCCGTCTCTCTGAACTTGATCCAAGCATAGCCTGCAGGGACCTTATGCTCCCAGCTACGGCTCCAGTTAAGGGCTATCGTCCACCGCTTGCCATCTTCTCCCCCTGCATGGGCCTCTATCAGGCCCTGTCCGACAGACTTCTTGGCTTCATCGCCCACCAGAGCAGGATCAAGATGCAAATCATAGGGCAAAGACTGAACCACCGCATGTAAGGCCACTTTAAATGTCTGGTCAGCTTCCGGTAAATCTTCTTCATAAAGCCCCTCAAGACCACTTTCTACTACTGAAACTCGTCCTTTTTCCATTAAACTCTTCCTTTATGCCGTTGCAGGAGCGGGTGCGGGGGGAGCCCCATTAGGAGAAGGGGGAGGTCCCGGAGGTGGACCTCCCGGACCCGGAGCCCCCTGCGGCGGCCCGCCCGGTGGGCCACCCGGGGCCGGAGCCCCCTGCGGTGGGCCCCCCGGACCCTGCTGTTGCTGCTGGCCCATCTGTAACTGCGCCTGCAACTGCTGCATGACGGACTGAATAAGCTGTTGAGGATCGGTCTTCATGCCCTTGGCCATCTCCTCAAACTGGGCCATCAACTGGCCCCCGGCGTCTGAGCGTTCCATGGCATCAATAAGCATCTCTTTATTGGGAGCATCCATAAGTTCCAACGCCCAAGGTGCCGACGAAGGACCTACCGACTGCAATATCATCTGGGCAAAGTCCATGCGCTCCTGCCTGCTTCGATCACGCTCGGTATCCAGTTCCAGCCGGATCCTCCGCATCTCAAATCTGGGAGCCGTTTCATCATTGAGGACCATCACATCCGCTTCTTCGCCACTTGCCGGGTCAACAAGAGACAGTGGCTGCCCGCTGACCGGATCGATTAGTGGAGTTCCAGTAGCCTCATCCACAGGTGGCTGAAGGCCATACTCTGCGGCGATCTCCGCCATCGAATTGCCCACGAAAAGAGTCCGGTCTTTCTTGTCTTTCAGGTCTACGATCTCGACAATCCGACTGCCCCTCATGAACTGCGTGATATTACGCATCCTTAGGATCGTTGACCGTTTAAGGCCCGACTCCAGATGTCGGCGCGGCATGGTCGTAAGCAGGTCCGTAGCCGATTGCAGTGACTGAATGCCAATACCTGAGGTAGCGTAAGGCATCTGCCCCCGCTGCACGTCATAGACCCCGCTAACCTTGTCTTTGATAGTAGAAAGAAGCTGGTAGCCCGACTGGAAGAGATCGGCTCCCGTAGACCGACCTCCATCGACCTGAGGACCTGAGAAGCCGGGGTAGGGCCGGAATATCTGCAGGGGATAGCGGCCAATATTCTTGAGCTTCTCCTCGTCCTCACGAGGCAAGGACCCTTTAGGGGCAACTACGTAGTTGGACCCCGCGATCATCATCTGCTCCAGCCATCGCGCCAGCGTCCTGTTGATCAGGTCCTGCATCCCCACCAGATAATCTATCTCACCCTTGCTATGAGAGCGGTCACGCACCCGCACATAGCTGAAGAACGCGAATGGGTAGTCTCCATGACCCCCATTAGAGCGATCATAGACACTGATCTCCCGGCTTACCTTCTCCTCATTGACTACGATGGTCTCCCATAATTCCGATACGCGCACCTTGACCTTGTCAAGCTCGGCCTGACGCTCGGGAGGAAGCACACTGTAGTCATCGTCCGTCAGATTGCGAAAGCCCCCTTCACCATCAGGCAGTGTCGCAATTTCCCCATCAGGGAGGTTATACCGCGATTCATTTTTGTAGATCTTCTCGTACATGGTCTTTACGTAGGCCATCTCTTCCGAGACTTCCGCCATCGCAGAGCCCATCTCTCCCTGAGCACTGCCACTGCCCCGGCCATACTCGTTGGACCGACCAAGCTCACTTTTGTCAAAAAAGAAATCGGGGTAATCGGCCTCCACATCACTGAGGCCATACAATTCCTTGATCACATCGACTTTTTTAGGTTCAAAGTGAACAATCCAGTCCGCATCGTCCCGCTGCCAGTTGCGTGAAGCAGGGTCCCAGACCAGAAAACGAGGATCGATCCACCGTGATTCGGGGAATCCCATGCCTCCTTCGGCATCCTGATTCCACCCTTCAAAAAGAATGCCCTCGCCTGTGAAGAAAAAGTCCGTTATCGCATCTTCAAGGTCGTTGTGGAAGTTCTCTTCGCTGTCACGGGTATACTGAAGCAGGTCAACCATCATCTGGGCATACTCACGGTCTTTACCAAAACGCCCTACGGGGCTGATGACAGGAGCCGCCTCCAGAACCCGGTTGACCATCTGATCCATGTCGCGCCGAATGACATTCGCCACAATGGGCATCATGCGGTGCCGTTCATTCTCTCCCATGTTCTGATACTGGCGGCTACCGTAGTAAGCCCACGCCCTACGCGCTTCTGTTGCCCACTCCGAGGCCTCATCGACGCCATCGCGCAGACGATCATTGCATAATACCGCAGGATCGTCGCTCTTTTTATCGCCAGATTTGCCGTATTTTGCCATCTAATAGATGCTCTTTATGCGGGTTTTAGGCTTCTTCTTGGGAGTCCCGGTCATTTTTACCCCGGGCTTGGCCTTCTTTGACTTAGGCTTAGGCTTGTTGTAAGCACTCTGAGTCTTCTTTGGCAGCCTCATCTACTTTTTCTTTTTCTTGGGGTACGCTTTATTAAACTGTTCTTCGCTTTTGCTACCTTTAACCTGATCCCTCACCCACTCTACGCCATGCTTCCGAATGAGGCTGCTGTACTTACTTCTCATTCTGTCTCCTTCTGCAATCTTAGCAAGCTCAGGATTGTCAGTCTTCCCCCCCTTCACATTGCCAGAAGAGACCGTCTTAATCTCCGTCCCTTTGCGACCATTTCTGGTCGTGGGGGTTGTCGTAGTCTTAGTTACAGAATCGTCATACTGCTTAGTTGTGGTCTTGCCTTTAGAAAGTTCCCTTATCTGTTTCTTGCCTTTGCCTGCTGGCCGATCCACTGGGGTCTTGTTCAGTTTGCCGGGACTCTCTGGCCGATCCACTGGGTTTCTTATGCCATTCTTAACATCCCTGTCCTTGCTCTTGGCCTTGGCCTTGGCCTTAGCTTTAGCTGGGGCTTTACCATAATGTTTTGCCTTAGCCTTAGACGTATCCTTCTTAATGTAGTTCAGTTCCCCGGACTTATTCATCTTCTCAATTTCTCTGTCCATCTCAGCAAAAGCATCTCTTGACCGCTGACGAACTGTCTTCTTAGCCATAACCTTTCTCTCTCCTTTAATGCCCCGTGCTCCCAAGGATGCGGCATGTCACCCTCGGGAGCACAAAAAAAAGGCTACGGTTGAGGCCATGCCGTAGCCTTTTTTTCACAAGGGGAAAAACTGTAGGAGATAGGATTTCCCCCATCTATCTATATAATCAGGAGGCCCTATCCGCTTGTCAAGCACAAAGTTAAAACCCGGATGGGCTCGCAAAGGTCCCTTCTTCCATCCAGTTCACTTCGGCCTTCGACAACCCGGAACTCATACCCGCCTGCCACAACCTCACCGCATCCTCCTTGTTAAGCTCGGCTTTCAACTCCTCCACATCCTCCTCGTCTACGATGTCCTCATACCCGTCATTTATCTGCACATCACGAATTTTAAAGCTGTAGTCCCATACCTGCATGGCACTGCACACCAAGCCTACCGCCCGCACCGGATGCGCCAGATGGCTGTTCTGAAAGAGCTTGCAATGCTCATTCACATGAAGCTCATTGCGCCCCAGCAGCGTCTCAACCAGTTGACGCCCATACTCCTCGTCATCCCCCATAGGCACCTCGTCTATGATGGGCATACTGCGACTAAAAGAGCGAAAGGTGGGGAACCAGTCCTTGTATTGCTCAGGATCTATATGCTCGTCATACAAGCATAAACCCTCTGTCGCTCGCAGAAAAGCCGTGAAGGGGATGTGATGAGGCAGCGTGATGCCCTGCCGGACCATGTAGATGTCCTTGAGGGAGACCGCAGCAATGCGAAGGTCATGCAGGGTAGGGTTGGAAGCCTTGGCGGCTTCCATTACGCAGCCGGGATCAGAGCCTTCTATGTCCGTATAGAATAGATCGTGGTACTTCTCCACAGTCTCTGAGGGCCAATCGTCTGGAGACAGAGCCTGAGCCTCGTCCAGCAGTATCTTAGGGCGGGGCTTCTGCCGGGGATCGTCATCATAGACTTCCCCCACCACACATGCATAGCCCGGCTCCAGTCCCTTAGGAGGGACAAGGCCCATCCATACCCGAGTATAAACTACCGGGCCATCCCCCTCATCAATCTCTATAAGCTCGTCATTCGCCAAAGCCGATACGGTGACATTAACATTCATCAGGTTCAGGCTTCCCTTTCTTCCAGTGGGCCGGGCTTCTCAGGATCCGCATACCGCAATGGACACTGGAGTGAGGGCAAGCGTCTGGACGTTCCATGGCATTAATTCGCCACTGTGGAA